CGTAGTGAGAACTCTAAAAAGCTAAAGTATAATGTTTGTACCTTAGACTTTAGTACTCAGTATATTCAAGACAAGAAAAATCGTGCGAAAGAATCCGAGGAGACTTTATTACTCTTCTGCTGGGATACAGACTCTTATCGCCTATTAAAACCTAAGAATATTACGAGTGTTGTCCCGTTAGCCTCAGTTTTAAAGAACGGAGATTAACATGGAACTTCATGAAGCACCAGCTGTCTATGAGCATGTAATACATTATGACGAAGAAAAACAAACACAAGTCCGAGTTACCGTCAATACTTTTAGGAGTGTTGAGTATCTTAGTGTACGCAAGTATTATATGGATTTTAATGAAGAATGGCTACCTACCCGAGACGGGGTTAGCATGCCAATCGATTTTAACAACTCCCGAGAATTGTTTCGTTCCCTAATAGAGATAATTTCTTTAGCAGAATCTAAAGAATTAATTGAAGAACACTTCGGGGACTTAATAGATCGAGTATATGAGCACGATTCCTGAAAAAATTCCTTGACTTTATTGCTATTTCTTGTTATAATATTATCTGAAAAATAGGGAAACCAATATGCAAAAGTCTAATTCAGCAGTCTTACAGTTGCTAGATAAAGCTAGTGATTTGTATTACGCGGGCACTCCTATCATAAGTGATATGGAGTTTGATCGCTTAGCAGAAGAAAATGATTATATCTCAGTTGGACATGTAGTTCATAGGGGTATTAAGCATATCTACCCTATGAAGTCACTTCAGAAGTGCTTCGATATTAACAACTCTCCTCTCGATATAAATTTAGATAAATTAGTTGCCACAGCAAAACTGGACGGTGCTGCTGTGTCTCTAGTTTATGTTGAAGGTACTCTCTTGCACGCACTTACACGTGGAGATGGAAAGGAGGGTTTAAATATCACAGATAAGCTAAAACACTTAATACCTACTAAGATTCAACGTAAAGGCATTCTTCAGATAACTGGAGAAGTAGTAGCCCATAAAGATGTTCCCAATGCAAGAAACTTTGCAGCGGGTGCGTTGAACCTTAAAGAAGAATCAGAATTTCTTGATAGAGTTTCTGAAGGAAAACTAGTCTTTATAGCTTATGAAGCTCAGGAGAATACGTGCCAGACTTGGAAACAAGAGATGAAGTGTTTGTCAAGTAATAGTTTTAAAACTGTTTGGACAGATATGGTGTTTGATTATCCACAAGACGGCACAGTCTTTAGAATAGACAACTATCGAGAATACTATAAGATGGGAGAAACTTCTCATCATCCAAAAGGTTCTTTCGCTCTGAAACAAATACAAGAGGGAGTAGTAACTGAACTACTTGATGTTGTATGGCAGACTGGAAAATCAGGTGTAGTTACACCAGTAGCTATTCTAGAGCCTGTAGTGATAGGTGAAGCAACTGTTTCGAGAGCAACCTTGCATAATATGGAATATATACGAGGTTTGAATTTAGAAATCGGGTGTATGGTAGAGGTCATACGAAGTGGTGAAATTATCCCTCGTATTGTCCGACGAGTTGAGGAAAAATAATTCTTGACTTTTATCATAAATTCTGAGATAATAGTTTTTCAATTTTAGAGGGAAGTAATGCAAGCAATAAAAGCTCCAGAGGTTTGTCACACTTGCGGGTTTAAACTCGTCTGGGAAACCGATCTGCTGTACTGCCGGAATAAGACTTGTAGTGCACAGCTAAATAAAAAAATTGAACATTTTGCCAAAATTCTCAAGATAAAAGGTCTCGGACCAAAAACTATTGAGAAGTTGGATTTAGGAAATTTGCATGAAATCTATCTTCTTGATGAGAAATGGATAGCAAGTGCTCTTGGATCAGAAAAGTTAGCAAAAAGTTTGATGGAGCAAATTAACTTGTCTAAAGCTATGCCTCTGAATATGGTATTACCATCATTTAGTATTCCCCTGATTGGCTCAAGTGCGACTGAGAAATTGTCTAAAGTTATAAATAAAATTTATGAACTTACTGAAGACAAATGCAAAGAAGCAGGTCTTGGACCAACAGCAACAGAAAACTTAATACTTTGGTATGAAACTGAGTTTTGCGATAATCTACATCGTCTACCCTTTAATTTTAAGTTTGAAGAAGTAGTACGAATTAAAGCCGGTGCAGAAATTGTATGTATAAGTGGTAAACTGTCTAGTTTTAAAACGAAAGCAGAAGCAACAGATGCACTAGTAGCAAAAGGGTATTATGTTAAAACTAATTTAACAGGAAATGTAGATATCTTAATAAATGAAAGCGGTATAGAATCCGCAAAAACAAAGAAAGCCAGAGAGTCTGGCATAATGATAGTAACTGATCTATCAGAATTTTTAGGAGATTAGAATATGGCAACATTGCCTAAGTGGACTGATGAGCGCACTGAAGAGCTCACCAACTTTGTAGGGAGTGAAACCCCTATCTCTCAAGATACTGTAGCAGACGCTGCAGAACAGCTTGAGACCTCTACTCGTTCCGTATCTAGCAAATTGCGTAAGATGGGATACGAAGTAGAACTAGCTTCGGCTAAGAGCTCTAGAGCTTTCTCTGAGTCTCAAGAAGCTACACTTGCTGCTTTTGTACAAGACAATAGCGGTGAGTATACATACGCTGAGATAGCGTCTCACTTTGATAGCGGAGCATTTACTGCAAAGTCTATTCAAGGAAAAATCCTCTCTATGGAACTGACTGACCATGTCAAGCCAGCTCCGAAAGTAGAGACTCCTCGTACTTACTCTGTTGATGAAGAGAATACTTTTATCACCATGGTTAACGACGGAGCATTTGTTGAAGCGATAGCTGACAAATTGGATCGTTCAGTAAATAGTGTTAGGGGCAAGGCTCTTAGCTTACTACGCGCTGGAGAAATTGCCGCCATTCCCAAGCAGGAGCACACGAAAGGAGCAGCGAAGGACGATCCTTTAGCTGACCTCGGAGATGTTTCTGGAATGACAGTTGAAGCCATTGCCGACCAAATCGGCAAAACTGCTCGTGGCGTCAAGACTATGCTGACACGTCGTGGTTTGACAGCCGCAGACTATGACGGTGCTGCAAAGAAAGAAAAAGCTGCTTCTTAAGTAGTAATTCGGTACAGTCACAGTAGGGGAGCTGTGGCTGTATTTTTATCATCGGGGGATCTAATTGAATATTTCTAGTGCTTTTATGAAGCAAGTTTTAGTGACACAAGACTTTGAGACTTGGACACAAGTGCGTAAGCACTACTTGCCGGCTGAGTACCACAGATTGTTTACTGAAGTAGACAAACATTGTGTGAAATTTCATAAGATGCCTACGATGGAAGACTTAAAATATGAACTTCGAGATTCTACTACAAAAGAGCTTCTTTATGCAGTAGAGAATGTAGAAGTAGATGCTGATGCATTTATGCTTTTACAGTATTTGAAGAATGAATTTACCCAAAAGGAAATTCTGAATCAACTCGAAGATTATGTTGATAACTCTATATCTTTTGAAGATGCAGAGGAGTCACTTTCTCATCTAAAACAAATAGCTGCAGAAGTCGAAGAAAAAGTAGACATACAGCCTCCCGAAGAGAGTATGCAACGTATCTCTATGTGGGAACCAGATGAGGAACTCGGTAAGTACCTACCCCTCGGACTCAATACTGAGTACGATTACGATATATCATTCTCCCCCCGAGATTTGATACTTGTCGGTGGTCGGAGAGGGGCAGGGAAATCCATTACGTGTGCTAATATAGCTAACAGCGTAATTGAAAACGGTAAAACAGCCATTTATTTCACGATTGAGATGGACAGTAGATCAATTCTACAGCGGTGTTGTTCTATTGCAACCGGTGTACCTTTCTCTCGGCTCCGCACAAAGAACCTTAGTGTAACCGAATGGGAAGTAGTAGCCAAATGGTGGGCTGCCAGATTCATGAATAGTCAAGACCAATTATCAGAGTATCGAGAACATCGAGACTTTGATAAATTTCATGATAAACTAAAGACAGAGTGTGCTTCTCCCAACGCATCTCTAGATGTAGTTTACAAGCCGTCATTGACTATTGGTGATATTCAAGCTACGCTTCAAACAAAATTACCTGCTGATCACAATGTCGGCGTAATTATTGTAGATTATATTAATCAAGTTAAACGTTCTCGTATACCCGCTCGGGGCGGACAATACGATTGGACGGAACAAATAGAAGTTAGCAAAGCACTAAAGAGTATGGCACAGGATTATGAAACCCCAATATTCTCGCCATACCAAACTGACGCTAGCGGCGAAGCGCGTTTCGCCAAAGGAATTTTAGATGCTGCGGATGCGGCTTATTCTATGGAACCTTGGGAACAGGAAGATGCCTGTATGACATTTAAATGTGTTAAAATGCGTTCCGCCGTTATGCGTTCTTTTACTTCAACTATGGATTGGGAGACACTAAAAATTGGTCCAGATACTGCCCTCTCTCCAAAGGAGCGTGAGGATAATAACCAGCAGACTGGTGAAGATATAGACGACATCTAAAAATAGTTCTTGACATTAACTTCAAATTGTAGTATAATATATATTCATATTTTCAG